AGGGCACCGTAGAACGACAGCACCGCCTGGGTGAAGTATTCCGTGGCGTAGGACGGGTCCGAACGGTTGATGAGGGCCAGCGAGGCGGTCACGGCGTGCGCCCAGCTGTCTTTGTCCACCGTGACGTTCCCGATGGACACCGCGCCCGTGGGCGGCTGTACGCCCTGGGTGGGGTACTTCGCGACCACGGGCAGGCTGTCCCACTTCGGGCGCACCATGCCGTCACCCTTCGCGGGCAGGCCTGCGTGGGTCACGCTGGCGTAGGCGGGCCGGTACGGGGCCAGGCCGCCGATGATGCCCGCCAGGTACTGCGGGGGCACCACGCCAGCGTTGTCGTCCGTGACCTGGCCGGTCAGGGCTGCCTGGATGGTGGCCTGCGCCTGGCGGTCGCCGCGCTGGGCCAGGATGGTTTCCACGATGAACTGGCCAGCGGTCAGCTGGACGGGTTCGGACTTCACCGCGACCACGGGGGCTGCGGCTGCGATATCAACAGGCCCCGCGTCAGCGGCCACGGCCACGTCCGCCTGGGCCACGTCAGTGGTGGCTGTATCTGTCATGTCTGGTTCCTCTGGTTCTGGTTCGGATGCGGCCACCTTCGTGACCGCGCTGGCAGCCCCGTAGGCGGGGTTGATGAGCAGGGACAGCTCACGGGCTACGCCCGCGGCCACCACCATCACGGGTTCATCGCCCGTGCTGTCCCATTCGTACTGGGTGGGGTCTACGCCAACACTGAACCCGCGCAGCACCCCGTCAGCTGCGAGCGTCAGCGTTTCGTCACCGCCTGGCGTGGCGGACAGGCTGACACGGACCTGGTGGCCGGTGTCGCTGTCATCACCCTGCGCGACGATGCCGACAGGGCGGGTGGCGTCATGGTCACGCACCACGGGCGTGCCGGTCAGGTTCACGCTGCCAGGCGCGAAACGGACCAGCTGGCCGGTGGACACGCGGGCGGTCACCCCGTAGGGCACCGCCTGCCCGAACAGGGTCCTGCGGGGTTCGTCCCCCTCGCTGGCTTCGATGGCCAGCGGTAGGTCACTGTTCAGGGTCAGATGTAGCGGCTGCGTCATTCGTCTGGCTGCCTTCCGTGGGGAATGGGTCTGCGAGGGTGTCGGACGGGTCGAACCTGACCACGGTGCCCCGTGGCGTCACGTTCGGCCCAGAGAGGGTGGATGCGATGGCGTGGGCGATGGGGGCCAGGCCGAACGTCCACAGGTCGCTGCGCTGGTCCTGGGCGTTCGCGTAGGTCAGGCTGTCGTTGGATGGTGCGTGCACGATGGCGGCGGGCACGTTCATCACCCGTGCCAGGTCCGTGGCTGCGTGCTGGCGGGCCTCTGTCAGCTGCAGGCGGCTGGGGTCATAGCTGGATTCGTGCCAGGTGACGTGTTCGGACAGCACCGCCACCGTGTTCGTATGGCGGGCCTTCGCGAACGTGTCGCCCATCGCTCGCTGTTCGGCGGGGGTCAGCGGAATGCCACCGGTCTGCTGCAGCCAGCCCGCTGGCACTTCCGTGCTGGCGAACCTCTGGGCTGCATCTTCCAGCCGCTGCGCTGTTTCGATGGCGCCCCAGCCGTGCTGCAGGGCAGCGGACTGCACGGATTCGATGCGCACCACGTCACGGGCCGGAATGGTCAGCGTGCCCCAGGTGTAGGCGGTCACCGTCAGCCCATCGGCAGACATGGTTGCCCCCAGGTTCTCCACAGGCAGCACACGGAACTGGTCAGGGAACCCCGCAGCGTCACGGTGGCGCACGTGCAGGTAGGCCTGGCCCTGGAACACCAGGTCGTCCAGCACGTCAGCGATGAGGGCGCCACGGGTCCGGTCAGGGTCTGGCCGGTCCAGCCACGTGGGCGGGGCAGGGTGCTGGGAGTAGGTGCCGGTGATGCGGTCGAACAGGTACGCCCGCAGCGGAACCTGGGACAGTGCGCCAGCGAGCACGTCACGGGCACGCCCCACGGTGGGCAGCGACATGGCCAGCGTGCGAGACACGGAACCCATGAGGGGGTCCCAGGTGTACGTGCCCAGCCCGCCAGAGACAGAGGGGGCCGCAGCTGCGTCCACGGGTCCGCCAGGTGCAGACTCCCATCGTCCGGTGGTCAGCAGCTGCAGCACTCCCATGGGGGCCATCCTCGCTGTAGTCACGCCAGGAACGCAACAGCCCCCCGCGGCAGGTCTGGCGGGGGGCTGGTGCTAACGTCCCAGCCGCTGGCGCGACAGCCAGCAGAAAGGCAGGAACGGACTGTGACGAACCCTAGTCCATGGGTGTCACCATCGCAGAGTCATCACGAACAGTCAGCACTGGGATTCGACAGGGTGGTGGGTCACCCGTTACGTATCTGGGAAACGCCCGCCAGCTGACTGCCCAGCCGCCCCGCCAGCACGTGGGGGCCGCTCAGGGAACAGAGTCTGACGGGTCTGCCTTCGGGCAGCCTGGCCGCTGCACCAGCGACATGGTGTGAGGGTGCGCATTCCTGAGAGGGGGTGCGTGGACCTGAGAGATACCCCAGGAACCCTTGCGGTTCATGCCACCCACGCGGTGCGCAACATTCGACAGCACGGGCTACAGCCCCACCCTGACGAATGGGAGGGGGCCGCGGTTCCGCACGGATTAGAACGCGGCCGGCGTTTGTTCTAATCGTCCTCGAGCGCCATGGTTCACCAGATCCAGCGCAGCATGGCGGTGGTGGCCCAGATGACTCCCACCCAGAGGGCTGCAGTGATGCCGAATGCCACGCCTATGCGCTGCAGAGTCTCTGCCGCTGCGGTGTACCTGTCTCGCTGTTCAGGTGTCATCCAGCCCACCGTAGGCGATGGACACGGGCTGCAGTTCCATGGTGGACATGGCGCCGAACGCAGCGAGGGTGGCAGCCACCAGCGGGCTGATGTCGGCGGCGGTGTCTCGCCGCGACCACGCCCAGGCGTCGCGCAGCTTGCGGGTGCCCGCTTCCGCCACCGCCACGTCCAGCCCGTGGTGGTCGCGGTGCACCAGGCGCCCCCCGTTCACCAGGTCCGCCAGCACCTGGCAGGCCTGCGCCATCTGCATGCTGTTCGTGGTGGACACGGGCACCTGGGCACGGGCCAGCTGGGCGACCACCGTGGCCGCTGCGAGGGCGTCCAGCACGATGGGCACACCTGGGCGGGCGTGGTGCAGCTGGCGCAGCATGGGCGCCACCCAGTCCACGCCAGCTTCGTGGGCGATGACTTCCACCGCCACCTGGTCGCCCGTGCGCCCCGCGGCGACCACCGCGGCCATGCTGCGGTCCATGGCCACGTCCACCGCGACCACCACCACGTCCATGCCGTCTGTCTCCACGTTCGGCGCCCCGCCAGCAGCCCAGAGGGCGGGGTCCAGTTTGTGCGTGGCCAGCTCGCTGGGCCGCTCCCACACTCCCAGGTAGCTGCGTTCGTACACCTTGCGTTCCATGGTGTCTGCGTCAGCGAGGATGGCGCGGGCGTCGATGGTGTGCCCCACCGCGGGGTGCGCTGATTCGATGGTTGCGAGGCTGTACGGGTCATAGGCGGGGTCCGTGGGGTCCGCTGCCCATTCCAGGTAGCACACCCCCGCGGCCCCCTCGCGGCCCCGCTGCATCCAGTCATCCAGCCACGTGCTGGATTCGTCCCCGCCAGCGGACACCACCCAGAACTGGAAACGTCCGAACCTGGTCAGGCCGATGGGGCGGGCCGCGGCTTCCAGCGCCTGGCCTTTCAGCCTGGGGAACGACCAGGCTTCATCGACCACCACCATGTCACCGTCGAACCCGTGCAGCTGTTCGGCGGTGGGGGCGAACAGTTTCAGCACCCCGCCCTGGTCGAACGACAGGCGTTCGTTCCCCTGGCTGGTGCGTGGCCGGATGTACGGGGCCAGCGGGCTGTTCAGCAGGTCAGGCAGCAGTTCCAGCCGGAACTTTTCGGCCACGTTCTTGCCGTCCTGGGCGGTCATCCAAACGAACGCAGTGGGCTGGCTGGCGCGGTACAGCGCAGCCGCCTGCAGCAGCCGTGTCTTTCCGGCCCGCCTGGGCACGACGACCACCACCTGGGCGTGCACGTAGCTGCCCGGTGCCATCGTGGGGTGGCATGGGCAGCCGTGCGGGGGCACGACTTCCAGGGCCACGTCCAGGGCGTGGCGCTGCCAGGGCATGAGAGGGCGCCCCCAGATGGCCTGGGCCATGGTCGCTGCGCCAGGCCCCAGCGTCCAGTGGTCAGGGTTCCGCGGTGTCCCCCACCGTGGCGGTGTGAATGTCTGCGAGGAACTGCCCGAACGGGTCTGCATCTGGTTCAACCTCTCGCCCTGTCCGCAGGGCAGCGATGATGGGGGGCAGCAGGTTCACCAGGTAGCCCACGGTGCCTGGCTTCGCATCTGGGCGGGTGGCTTCCATGTCGATGGTGTCAGCGAGGGTTCGGCCCGCAGCGATCAGCGCAGCGTCCACCCTGGTGTCCACCACGCCTGTCTGCGTCAGGGTGCGCACGGTGGTGTCGAACCCCCTGCGGACACGGGCCACCCGTTTCCCATCGCTCGCGGTGCCTGGCAGGCGGGGCTGGTTCGTCATCGGGCACCATCCTGGTTCCTGGGTGTAGTTACGCCCGTTTCAGGGGTGACGGGGGCCTCTGGGG